AGCAAGAATCTCTTGGTCTGCCGTCTCGATGTCAGGGAAACCATTCTCAGCAGCAGTCTCGATGTCAATAGTAAAGACACGAATCTTGCTACTATCAAACTTCAGTTCCTCTTCAGGATGCTGCTCCGCAATATACTGATACAGGAAACGAGAGTTTCCATAGATGTCAAAGTCATCTACCTCTTTGTATTGTTTTATAAACTCGCGAGCATCATTGATAGAACCAAACTTATGTGGTTCTACACAATCACCTTCTAGTGTTTTCCACTCAGAATAATTTTTACTAGGCAAGTACATCGTGGGATTAAAAGGTACTCTCACGCTATAGCGATTGCCATTCTCATAACCACGTACAAGCAGACGATTGCCTGCTTGCTCAACACTAGTGTAAAAATTCATTCAAGACATTCAATATAACGAGCAAGAAGTACCTTGCTTGGATTAGTCACAACAGTAATGTCAGAAGATCTGACATTAAACTCACGTTCTGAAGCGTGAATTGCCCATGGGACGATCTGACCTTCACAGTCTATCACATAGGGTTCAATCAACCACACATCAGGGTCACCTGGTAAAGTGTCTCCCTCAGCAGGTTCTACCTGAGCGATGATCCACTCATTCTGCAGCTTGATCAGGTTCGCTGTTATCTCCATCTGTTGCCCCCTCCAATGGGAAGAAAATGTTTTCGTCTGTCAATCCAATTTCACGTAGTTTGTTTGAAAAATTATCAACAATATTATTATCAGGAAATACAACACTGATAATATGTTCTCCACCAAGACGATGTTCTTCTACTGGAGAGAAAGGACACCAACGTGAATATGTAATAGGAATACTACCATCTTCATTGGGATCACCAAGAGAAAGTGTATATGGATACACTAAACGATACCCAGCTACTTTCTCGTCATTGTCACGAACTTCACCAAACATACAAAGCACACGCTCTGCAGTGGTAAGAGTTACAATACGGATGTTATGATTTGTCTTCAGTTGTTGTTCAGTCATAATACTTCTGGTTGGATAGTTTCAGTTTCAATTTCTTTCTTTTCTTGAATTTTTTGTTCGTAAGCATTTTTCAATCCTGGTTCAGGATTACTAATTGTCATTACAGAATCATATGGAATTTTAAATTGTACGTCAGGAGAATATGGATTCCACTTACTAAATTTAACTTGATATTCCATATTATATTGTTCAGTAAGATACTGAGGATTTTCACCTGAAAGGTTGAGAATGTAGGGTTCTTCCATAAGCAGGCAGACACCTTTCTTGTCCTCACCCTCCACATCAAAGATCTCTTTTAACTCAGTGGTGATGCGATCACCCGTTTTCAGGGTTACGATTGATACGGCCATGGCAAATTGTTTTACACTTTAGTTTAGCATTAAAAAAGAGCACCGTCAAGTGCCCTTCATCTTTATTTAGAACCAGGTTTTTCGTTTCTGCTTCTCTGGTAAATTTTTCATAAGAATTACTGTGAGAAGACCATCTTCAAATTTCACATCTTCCACTTCTACATCATCTGCCATTTGCCAGTTGCGTGAAAATGTTCTGTAGGAGATACCCTTATGAGAATATTTACGTTCTTTATCTGGTGGTGCTTTCTTAGCAGATACTGTTAGAACATTCCGTTCTGTTGTGACCTCAATATCTTCTCCTGAAAATCCTGCAAGAGCGACTTCCAGCAAGGTTCTGCCATCATGTCCGTCCACCACATTGTACGGTGGGTAATTAGATCCACCTCCTGCAATAGCTTCAAGTCTGCTGAATGTTTCATTGAATCCGATTGAGTAGGGAGTATATGTTTCCCAATTAATGTTTACCATGTCCTTAAATAAGCGACGTTTACGTTAAGACCCCGAAGGCATCTTGCGTAAAAGGGGGATGTTTCCACCCCAATCCTCTCACATACTTATTTAACGTCAAAGGTTTAACCTTTAATAACGGTTTTCCTTATTAAAGTTTACGGTTTACTCTACCGTAGTTTTTTTACGACCGATATTATACTTTGACTCAAGTGTCCACTCACCTTTCTCCCTGAAAGACAAGACTTTAATTTGATTCAAAGGAGCAAGGTCAGCAATTGATTCTATGTTAACAACAGAGATAAGTCCCCAGTCGCTAAGAAGTTGAACGATACGATTACGACGTTGAACATCGTTTAATGAAAGGTTAGTATTCTTGCCATCAAGAGCAAACAACTCTTTGAAGTGAACGATATAATACTTACCTTGCTTATGTAAAATATGGCAGGACTGATAGATCTTTTTTTCTTTACGAGATGCTACTCCAATACGTGTTAGAGTTTCTCTCACTTTAAGAAAATCGTCTGGTTCACCAAGAACCACTTCGACCATATCAGTTTGTTTCCACTGGATTATAGTTTCATCATTCATGTTCTTCCACCTTTATTCAATACCTTGGTAATATGATCTAACTGATCCTTGGTAAGAATCCTGAGTGCCTGGAGTGCTTTATCGTCATTATAACCATAATACTCTTTAACTACTTCAAGATAATCAATAGAATCTTTTCGTGCCCAAGGAGAGAAACGCTTCCTCGGTTTCACACTATTTAGTAAAAAGTCATATTGTAATTTCTTTGGTAGATGAGAATTTTTATTCATCTCATTTACGTATAAGATAGTATCAGTGAAAGAAGACAAGCACCTGTTAACAATATAAGGAGGATACCCTCGCTCGCCATCAGCGTCATCATTTAGGATACTTTTTTTCGATTGGTTAATTGAGTACAAGTAGTCTTTCAATTGATACATTATTAAATCCAGTCAGGTTTGTGGTGTGGTAATCGTAGGTAGTTATCTTTTACCCAAGGTTTAGATGCAATATACATTTTGTATGCTTCTATGGTAGTGATACTATCGTCAAATTTGTATTCGTCTGGCATTGCACGAACGAAAGGAGTGTGATCATCCCAACTCACATCAGGGATAATTCTGTCGGCAACAAGAAGTGCAGCAAAACATGTATGAACTTTATCATACCTAGCAGTATACTCCTGACATAAAGCAAACCCATGAGCAAGCAACCACCTAGTATTTGCTACAGTTTTGTTTGCCCACTTAGTGCAGGGGTGATTACGAAATGCTCCCTTCTTCGTAGCATAGGGCATACCGTCTGCTTTAGGCAGTGTGCCGTAGTTGTGTCCCCACTTTTTAGAAGCGACTATAGAGAGCATTTGACAGGTCTCTAGGGGCATCTTGACTATATGCTTGTCAGGCAAGACAGCAGCAGATCTCCATGGACATTCGTTTGTGACGAAAATATTCATTTGAATACAGCAGTGACAGAAACAATTTTAGCAGTGGGATTTCTCGCCTTCGCCACTTCACGGGCTTCCTGATAGTCACGAGCAATGACCTGCTCCTTAAACACAGTGCCTGCTACGTAGAGGGTGACTTCACATTTCATAGTTTGCTAGGACGAGTTCCTTGCGAGACGCTTGATCTGTATTATAACTCCCCACGCTCCTCATGGTGTAAGTGTGTGCAAATTCAGCAGCTGTCCACCCCTTCTTGAAACGGTCTCGGATCAGTTGCGTTGAATTGTATGACACAAGTTGAGGACCGATAAAGCGATCACAGATAGCAGCAAACCCATCATGATCAAATCCTTTATGCATATTTCCTTTCTTACCATAGAGATTAGAACCAATCTCATAAGGAGGATCTAGATAAGTAAAAACATCTTTACTATCGGTAAGTAGTTCTTGATATCGAAGATTTGTAATCTTCCACTTCTTAATCATCAAGGAGTAGTCTGGAAGTTTATCAATGCCTCGCATCGAGAAATTGCTCTCTGACGCTTGCTTGGAGAATGAGCTGGACTCAGTGAGACCAGAAAAAGAGCACTTATTAACAATATAAAAACACACAGCAGCAAATAAGTCGGATGTTGAATCATCGTTTAGTCTCTCCTTAGCGTCTAGAAATAAAGTTTTTGCGGATACTGGTTCTGGATGACGTTGCTTAAGTTGAACCAACTCATCACAAAGTTCTTGTCCTTGATCTTGAAGCACTCTCCAGAAATTATAGAGTGGTCCATACAAATCGTTCACCCAGATATCTAGGTGTGGATATCGTTTACCAATTTCCAGTGCCACAGAACCACCACCAATAAATGGTTCACGATACTCAGTGTAATCTTT